ACAACACCCAGGCGAGCAAAGTCGCTGACCTCACCGACATGCTCACGCTTTATGACGCGATGAGCCTGCCGGGGACGGCGACAACGCCGCTCAACTTCTACTTCTGTATGCCCGCCGGCATTTCAAACTCAACAGTCTACGCGGTCTCGAACATGGGCACGCTGCAATTCTGCCGCGACAACGCGCCGGGCCAGGGTGGCACATGGTCCGGTCGCGCGTTCTTCTCCTCGATCTCCTATGCGTGGCAGTTCAATGGTAACGACAACATCCACACGGGCGACTACGGGACCACCCGCTGGGGCGAGTGGGAAGGCTACGCGAAGCACCTCGTCGAGGACCTCGGCGTGCCCTGGACGCCGCTTTGGCGCCCGCTGAGCGGCGGCGCGATCACGCGGGTTGGGCAGGTCGTCTCGGTGCCATTCGCTCGACCGAACAGTCCTGATTTCGCGACGACGCCGATGGTGTGGCAAAACAATCGTGACGACGGCGTCAAGGAGTGGCCCGCGAAGGGCTTCCATGTCGTGCGTAGCGGCGTGCAACTCACCGTTACGCCTGCGATCAATGGCCTGTCCGTCGATCTGACGATCGCCGAAACGATCAACGCGGGCGACGTGCTGGAAGTTTCTTATGCGTGGTATGGGCCGGGTGGCCCAAATCCCAGCACCGATCCGGGTCTTGGCGGCAACCTCTGCATGAACGGGCCGGCATCGGTGCTCTATCCGCAAGGGTGGAACGGCGCGGCGAAGACGCTCGATGCCTGGGCGGTGCCGTTCATTGAAACAGTGGTGGTCTGATGTCAGGTGCGCTTAATCGTGCTGATCCTGGACCTATTGACGCCGTAGTCTACGGCAATTTCCCAGTGTCGGCGCGCGTCGGCGCGAATGGCATTGAACTGCGCCGTAGTCAGCTTGGCATTACCTCGCGGGTTTGCCACCAGAGGGCCGCCGACATCGGCGAAACATTCTTCCCTTTTGATATGACCAATCATCGAGCGTGTGACGTTGTAGTCTTCGGCGATCCGCCAATACCGACGAGGGTCGGCACGGATCGCGCGCGCATCGGTGGCCGTCAGCTTGTTCCACCCATGGCTACGCTTATTGGCGGCTTGCTCCTTGCGTGTCGCCCATTTGCAGTTGGTTGGCGAGTATCCGCTTTCGTTATCGATGCGTTCAAGCATCAGTTTTGGCGCAGGTCGATCTCCCATGTCGGCAAGAAAGTTCTCAAACTTATGCCATCGTTTGCATACCTTGATACCGCGCCCGCCATAGTTCGAAAAGCTCATATGCGTCGGCATGTAGCAGCGGTTCATCATGCCGTGCCACACGAAGTATTCAGGTTTCTGCGCCATGGCGGGGTTATAGGGAAAATCTGGCGGAGGCTCAACCGTGTTTGATTTCCCCAATAGCCCGGCAGTCGGCACGCTGATCACCGGACCCAACGGTTCGACTTACCGCTGGGACGGCGCGAAGTGGGTCGTTGCCGGGCCGCCGCCATCAACTGTGACATCGTGGAACTCGCGCACGGGCGCGGTGACGATCACGGGCGGCGATGTCGCGCTGGGGCTCGGCTACACGGCCTACAACGCCGCCAACCCCGCCGGTTACGTGGTCGAGGCGCCGACCGATGCGCAGACCTACGCGCGGCGAGGCAGCGACAAATCCTGGCAGGTCGTGCCGCCGCTGGTGCTGCCGTCAGGCACGCTGCCGCTGATGAACGGCGTGGCCGCGATCGGCGCTCTTACGACCTACGCCCGCGCGGACCATGTGCATCCGGTTACGTCAGGCATCCCACTTGTCATCACGAGCGCGGGGCAGGCGAGCGTGACCGGGGTGACGACTGAAACCAATCTGGCGGCGCTTCGCATTCCAGCGGGAACGATCGGCGCCAACGGCGTGGTTGAAGTGAAAACCCTGTGGAACTACACCAATAACGCCAACAACAAGTTCCTGTTCGTGCGGTATAACCAGACGTCAGGCGCTACCGCCGGCGGCGTGACCTCGGGAACCGTGACCGTGACAACCACGGCGAACACGCAGATGTTCAACATCATCCGCAACAATAACGCAGCCAATGCGCAGATTTGCTACACCGGCGGCGGCACCGCGCCGTTCGGTTCAGGCGCGTCCGCCAATTTCGCCATCGCTGTCGATACCACGGCGGACAGCTACCTCAACATCAACGGCACGCTCGCCAACGCCGGGGACACGATCACGCTCGTCCACGCCTACGCCGTCGTGTTCCCGCACGCATGACCGCATCCGATGGCTGATCCTTCGGGAGGCCTCGCCGCCGGGATCGGCACGCTCCGCTGGCTGGTGACGCTCTACCGCCGCGACCAGGCGCCTGCCGACGATCTCGCGCTGCAAGAGACGCTGGTCCCGATCGCCACCGTCCACGCGGACATCCAGCCGACCTATGCGTCGACGTTCTACCAATCGACGCAGGTCGATACGCCGATCACCCACATGATCGCGATCCGCTGGCAGAACTACCCGGCGACGATCGATGTCGTCATCCGCTCGACCTCGCTGCCGGACGGCTCGCAACGGACTGAACTTTACCGGGTCCGGCGGACGAAAGAGATCAGCGGACGCAAGCGGTTCCTTCAGATGGAGTGCGAAATCGAACATGGGCGCGCGACGCCGGACGACAGTGACGCGACGCGCAACGTGCTGCTCACCGAACCCTATGACGGCGATGCCGCCTCCTTGCCGGGGCCGCGCGCCGCATGAGCGATCTCAAACTGACCATCTCGTCCTGGGGACAGGTCATGCTCGACACGCGCGAAATGAAGAAGCTGATGCGCGCGGCAGGCAACGACGTGAAGAACAAGACCGCGCGCCTGATCAACGCCTCGGACGGCGGCGGTCGCACCTACCGCCGGGCGGGCAGGACATACCGCGCCTCGACCGCTGGCAACCCGCCGATCCGCGTCTCCGGCGCGCTGCGGGCGAGCCTGAAAACCTATCCCTTCAAGAGCGGCGAGGGCTTCGCCGTCCGCGCCAGGGCCTTCTATGCTTTGTGGCTGGAAACCGGCGCGCGTGGCGGCGGCAACCCGCACGGCAAGAGCGCGATCAACCGCAAGACCGGCCGGACGGTGCGCGCCAGGGGCCGCTATACGACCCGCGTCCTCGAACCGCGCCCGTTCCTCGACACCGTGATGGCCAGGGAAGCCCCGGAACTCAATCGCCGGGTGGAAGCCGCGATGCGCAACGCGCTGACCTGGAAGCAGACGAAATGAGCGGATCGGTCGCGACCGCGATCGCGATCTGCATCGCGCAACTCCGCGCCAACGCGCCCGTGTTCCAGGGCCGCGTCGCGGGCGCCGCCGAATACTTCAAGGGCCTGCGCGATTACAATACCTCGCTGCCGATGCCCGCCGCCTATGTCCTGCCGCTCGGCTATGACGCGGAGCCGTCGCGCGGCATGGGCGGCTCGCTGTTCCAGATCGTCCACACGCACATCGGCGTCGCCGTCGAACTCAACGCCGAGCGTGACCGGCGCGGCCAGGACCCGGCGATGCAACTGGAGGAAATCCGGGCGCAGATATTCGCCTCGATCCTCAATCTGTTCCTGCCGGGCTGCCGCGCCTCGACCGGCATCTATGCGGTCGGCGCCCGGTCGCTCGATCTCGATCGCGCCCGGTCCTGGTGGCAATGGGAATTCGCTTACGACGACCAGATCACGGACCTCGACGGCGTCCAACCCGACAGCGTCCCGCTTGCCGGTATCGAGGTCGACATCTTCGGCCCGCACGGCGTCCCCGCGCCTGGCACAGCGCCCGCCGCCGTCGTCGTCGTCCCGACCGGCGACCCGCCGATCCCGCCCGCCACAGACGGTCCCTGGCCCGCATGACAAGGAGTCAACAATGAGCGAAAGCGACACGATGCACGTCGTGCCGGTGCCGGGACGCACCGTGCGCGATCCAACGACGATGCAGATATTGCCGGAGGAAGGCTGGACGGTCAGCCGGTTCGACGTGTTCTGGCACCGCCGGATCGCGGACGGCGACGTGACGATCGAAGATGATCCGGCGGAACCCGATGCCGCCGCCGCCGAGGGAGACCCCGCCAATGGTTGATTTCACCTACTATCAGGACAGCAACAGGGTCCCCGGCGTCTATGTCGAGATGGACCCGTCGCAGGCCAACACCGCGACCGAGTTGCAGCAGACGATCCTGATCGGCCAGATACGCGCGACCGGCGTCGCGCCGCCCAACGTGCCGCAGATCGTCGACAACCTCGCCGACGTGATGACGCTGTGCGGACGCGGCTCGATGCTCGCGCAGATGGCGCAACGGTATCTGGCGCGCGATCCGTTCGGCACGCTCTACATCCTGCCGGTCGCCGACAACGCGGCGGGTGCCGTCGCGACCGGAACGATCGCAGTCGCCGGCACCGCGACAGCGTCGGGCACCGGCAACCTCTACATCGGCGGCGTGCTGGTTCAATACCCGGTCGCCTCGGGCGATACCGGCGCGATGATCGCGACGAAGATCGCCGCCGCCGTCACCGCCATGCCGGACCTCGCCGTGTCCGCCACCGCCGCATCCGCGACCGTGACCCTCACCAGCGTCCACAAGGGGCTGATCGCGAACGACATCGACCTGCGGTTTAATTACCAGGGCACGGCGGGCGGCGAGGTCCCGGTGCCCGGCGTGACCTACACGATCACCGCGATGACGGGGGGCACCGCGAACCCGGATATCACACCCGCGCTCGCCGCGCTGTCCTCGACGCCGTTCGACTTCATTTGCACGCCCTACACCGACGCGACGAACCTGAATGCACTCAAGGCGTTCCTCGCCGATGACGTGGGCCGGTGGTCCTGGCAACAGATGGTCTACGGCGGCGCGTTCTCGGCGTTCCGGGGCACGCTCTCGGCCTGCACGACGTTCGGCCAGGGGCGCAACGATCAGCACGTCTCGATCATGGCGTTCAACGACAGTCCCGACACGGTCTGGATATGGGCGACCGAGATCACCGCGTCCTGCGCCGCTTCGCTCCGCGTCGATCCGGGTTTGCCGCTGCAATACATCTCGACCACGCTTCAGGCGCCGCCGATCAAGAGCCGGTTCGCGCTCGGCGAGCGGAACACGCTGCTCTATGACGGCATGTCGACGTTCCGCGTTCAGCAGGACGGCACCGTTACAATCGAGCGGATGTGCACGACGTATCAGAAGAACGCGGCGGGCGCGGTCGACAA